AACTCCCCTTGCTCAATATACGGTAAATACACCATCAACTACAACTACTTATTACACACCAATTTACATTGATAAATCGACCACATTTGATAGAATTTCACTTGGAACAGCTTCTACTTTTGTTGGAACTGCTACTGTAAGATTGGGAATATACAACGAGTCCAATGGTATTCCTTCGACATTAGTATTAGATGCTGGCACAGTTTCGGCAACATTTAACCAGACCGCTTATTCAATAACCATATCTCAGACTTTAGCGGTTGGATTTTATTGGCTAGCATTTTGCCAACAGGGAACTGCACCAACAACTGGAACTTATATTGGAAACGCTAACTCGCAATCAATCGGAAATTTGTTATTTAATACGGCTGCTGGAACTCCAACTAACAATTTAACAGCAGGATATTTTCAATCTTCTGTAACTGGTGCTTTTGGAACTGCTGCAAGTCTTACAGCTACTACAAATGCACCTTATGTCTGGATAAGGGTTGCATAAATGGGAAGAATAATTACTTACGGCATAGGGGGCTATGACCCAACCAAGCCAAACAACAACATTGTCGAGGAGATCGACATTCCAGATGAGGAGCAATAATGAACATGAAAAATCCATATGTGCTGACTATTGGTGCATTCTTATCAGCATGGGCTGCATCTAATTTTGCAGCTGACTATCGTGCAATTCTTTGGGCAGTATTAGCCGGAGTGTTTGGCTATGCAACTCCGAAGAAATGACACCGGGAGAATGGGCTGGCTTTGGGGCTGGCGTTATCGCTGTGCTATCAGGCGTGCTAATCGGATTACGTTTTTTAGTTAAGGGCTGGCTTAATGAGTTGCGCCCCAATTCTGGCACATCGATCAAAGATGCCATCAACCGAATAGACGAAAGAAGTTCACGATTAGAACAGCGTGTTGATGATCTCTTTATTTTGATTAGTAAGTCATAATTTTAATATGGCTAACACTCGTAAGCGAAAGAAGATAAATAGGCGCGTGGTGCGTAAATCACCAGACCCTTTATCTAAGCTAGAAGTGTTTTATATTGCCAAGCATGAGATGTTTAAGGCTGCACGCAAGGCTGGCTTTAGTGAGCCTATTGCCCTTGCATTAATGGATAGTCCATCGTCTATGCCCGATTGGGTAGTAGGCGATAACGGCATTATCCCTTCTATTCCTACTCCAGAAGAGGATGAAGATTAAGCGATATTTAGTTATTAGCGATCTTCAAATTCCATTTCATCATGAAGCAGCTGTAAAAAATGTAATCAAGTTAGCACGTAAGGAGAAGTTTGATTCTGTATTGGTGGTCGGGGATGAAATTGATTTTAATACAATTAGCAAGTGGGCCGAGGGAACACCTATGGCTTATAAGCAGACCATTCACCAGGATCGTGAACTTACTAAAGAGATTCTTTGGGATCTAAGTGAGTATTCCAGCCAATGCCACATAATTAGATCTAACCATACGGATAGATTATATAACACCTTATTAAAAGTACCTGGCTTAATCAGCTTGCCAGAGTTGCAATATCCAAAGTTTATGGGTTTTGCCGATATGGGCATGACCTATCACAAAGAAGCCTATGAGTTTGAGCCGGGCTGGATGTTGGCCCATGGAGACGAAGGCAACATGTCTCAGCACGCTGGTATTACTGCCCTTAACTTGGCTAAGAAGTGGGGTAAGTCGGTATTGTGTGGCCATACCCATAGACTAGGCATGAGTGCCTATTCAGAAGGCGTAGGAAGCCATTACAGGGCCTTATATGGGGTAGAGGTAGGCAATCTAATGGATAGAAAAAAAGCGTCTTATTTACGCTATGGAAGCGCGAATTGGCAGATGGGTATTGCTATACTAGAAGCAGTAGGAAAGACACTGACACCAACGTTAGTGCCGATCAATAAGGATGGCTCATTTACAGCTTTAGGGCGGTATTACGGGTAACATCGTTACCTAATCGTTATACAAACTACGCCATAAACTATCCACAAAGTCATACACAAGTGCGACACTATTGCTATGCCACAAAGCGTGGTGTGGAAAGTAGGGCTACGATGGATAAGAAAATAACAAAGATGATAGATGCTTCTATCTACAATCTGGCTAAAGCTAGAGAATCAAATGATCCACAATTAGTACAAGCTGTGTTAATTAACATGCAATCCGTATTGCCATCATATATTGATGCTTTGCAACCGGTGAACGCATGACATTAAAAGAAGCTGGTATATGGTGGGTAGCATCAATGGTTGGAATTATATGTTTATATGGTGTTTACGAAAATGCAAAGCAAACACATTATTGGCGCGGCCGTAAAGATGGCTGGGACATGCACCGCAGGATGATTGATAATAAAACTGATGCCAACAACAACTGAGAAATTATTAGCTGATGTTGTCAGTACGATCCACGAGCGCGGAGCGATCTACGGTCATCCTTACTACAACCATAAGCGGATCAGTGAACTCTGGTCGGCATATCTCAACCATCCGGTTACGGCTAGTCAAGTCGCATTATGCATGGCACTCGTCAAGGTTTCTCGGCTTAGTGAATCACCGAATCACGAGGACAGTATTAAAGACGGACTTGCTTACCTTTCAATATACAAGAGCGTGCTGGATGCCGAAATGGACACAGCATTTACCTGGGGGGTTGACTAATGTTTAATTTAGCTGATTACGAAACAGTCGAGAGCCGACTAGAAAAATGGTGGAAGGATTATCCAGATGGAAGAGTGGGAACAAAAATTGAACAGGCCACAGACACTAGATACATTGTTAGTGCTGAATTATATAAGACGGAAGCCGATGCAAAACCGTGCGCGACCGGCCTTGCTAGTGAGGTCATTTCTGATCGCGGTGTTAATTCAACTTCTGCATTGGAGAACTGCGAGACTTCAGCGATCGGCCGTGCGCTTGCAAACGCAGGTTATGCGGCTAAAGGCAAACGTGCATCCAGAGAAGAGATGAGCAAAGTTGCAGAATTTAAACCTAAATACTCTGCACCCGGATCTAAATCAGCTGCGATGGAAATGGCGTTACATATTGTGGAGCAGAAATCTATTGCTAACGTTGAAGGTGCTGGTCCGGTTGAGTGGTCTGTTGGCGAAACTGTTGCTCAAATTGGCGAGGTTGTTAATGTTAGTTTTACTTGCCGGCATGGTGATATGGTAAAAAAAGAAGGCATCGCTAAAGCTACAAATAAACCGTATGCAGGTTATGTATGCAGCGCACCTAAAGCAGATCAGTGTGATGCTAAGTGGGCAAAACTTACAGCTGCTGGTACGTGGTATTGGCCCGATGATTCAGAGCAAGGTAAAGGGGGTGAATGATGGGATATATTGAAATCCTACGTGGTGGACCTTACCTGGAACGAATAGAGAACGACCAGGTAAAGTTTGTACCATCCGATGACTTATGTATAGCTTGTAATGACGACAGGTTAATACATAGTGGTAATTACTTGATTTGTACTCAATGCCATACCAGGCAATAAGGATATTATCATAATGCACCCACAATTCAAATGTAATGGATGTAAACGCAATACAGAGTTCTTATGGCTGGAGCAGTTAGATACGCCCGAAGGTTTTAAGGCGTACCAGTGCATGTCCTGCGGTTGCGTGGGAGTGAAAAATATAGCTGAGGCTTTGCATATACCTGACGGGGATATATGCAGGTGCGATAAGTGTGGCAGTTGGACCTTTGCAGCCGTGGGCTGTCACACTTGTCTGTTAGTAAAGGCTACATAATGCCTACATATGAATACAGCTGTAACGACTGTGGCACTTATGGATCGATACATAAATCCTATGATGACGATGTTATCGGTATTAGTTGCCCTAGATGTAATCAACAAATGAGCCGTATCTATTCAGCACCGGGCTTGATCTTTAAAGGTGGTGGATGGGGTAGTAAGCCATGAGCGAAGCTGGTTATGATTCTAATTGGATTGACCAATACAACATTGTGCCCTTCTTCGACATGCCTTCTGACCTGCGGTTATGTTAATGGATTTGGAGTGATGTGATACCCTTAAACGCAAATTCGCTTTCAGAGCGAAAGGGCGATCTGCGAAGCAGAAAGATCGCAAGGTTTGGTTTGGTGCTATCTCTGTTCATTGTCATTAATACTGCCTTTGTAAAGATTGATTCCGCTTATGCAATAGACAACAGCATTATGAACTTAAAGCTATATGCATATCATAAGTTTAAAACATACGATCAATTTGATTGTTATAACTACATCATTATTAGAGAATCTAAATGGGATTATAAAGCTCGTAATGGTACTCATTATGGCTTAGGCCAGATGCGTAACAGCCTGGTCCTTACACTCACACCAAGGCAACAGATTGATTTACATTATAAATACATAGCACATAGATACGGTATGGTTAATGGTGAACCTAACGCGTGTTTAGCAGCTGAGCATTTAGATAAGATGGGATGGCATTAGTGTTAAACAAGACAGCCAAACATCAACGATCCATTGGTACTACACGTTGGAAGAAGCTAAGACTTACCATACTTGCACGTGATGGTTATACATGCTATGCCTGTGGTGGTGAAGCTACTCAGGTTGATCACATATATCCGCGTGCTAAAGGTGGCGACACTTTCGATCCATTAAATTGTGCGGCGATTTGTGCTAAATGTAACGGCCTTAAAGGAGATCGTTTTTTTAGCCCGATGGCGAC